AATGCGTAGTTACGGGTTTTCAGGCGCCCCGCAGAGGAAACGCCGAAGCCGAACGGCGCATCGGTGATTTTACCATCGTTCATGGTGACAGTCGTACCGTCAGGATAAACGATGGTTGCCGTGATAACGTCGTTCGCGCTGTTCTTGCCCTGCGCGACACGGTTAGCATCGGCGAGGATCTGTAGATTGCGGTCATCCTCGGAGTTGGGAATGACGCTCAGGTTCATCGGCAACGGTGTCGCTCGTGACCATGCGATAGGGTCGCCGTTCAATCCGAGTGCCAGCTCTCCGATACGCACTGATGGCGTATCGAGTGGGTCAGCATCGTCGGCGAATTGAGTGATGGTGATTCCGACGGGGAATGTCGTTGATGCCTTGATGGTAACAACGACACCGAAGCCGGAGATATTGCCTACTGCCATTTTTTAGCTCCCTTGTTAAATTGCGATATCGCGGCCTTCAACCTTGCGGATGACATCGTCCTTGGAATAGATCAGCGTGTAGACGGCCTTGTATTTCGTCACGCCATCCTCGACATAGGGAACGATCTGGACATCGAACCAGTAGCCGATATTCTGGACCTGTCTCCATGCCAGAGGGTCGCCGGTCTCATTGGTGATGAACAGCTTTTGCGTGTCCGAGAGCGCCTTGCCGACGCTGATCGTGCCGTTGAACAGCGCCTGGTTGATGACGCCCTGAACGATCGACATCAGCTGTGCGCGGCCTGCGTTGTTGGCAGGAACCTTGTTCAGCGCGAGAAGCAGCGTCATGATCGATGCTGCCGCGGCGTCCTTCAGCCAGATCTCGTTCGCGTAGGTGTTCTGGTCGAGGAAGTCAGAGCTGCTGCCGCCCATGACGCCGCGTTGGTAGAATGCAAGCAGCTGGCCTGCGGTCTGCGTTTCGCCGTAATAGTTGACGGCGAGCGCGTCGTAGGTGTCGGCATCTTCGTCCGTTGTCACGCTCGGGGTCAGCGCGCCGAAAATCTGGAACATATAGTTCTGGGTGCTGTTCCGCTGTGCATAGTTCGTCGCCGCCAAAATCATCATCGGCGACTGTTCGGGATATTCATCGGACAGCGGTGCCAGCGTAAGCGTGTAGCCGCTGAGGCCGCTCAGTGCGGCATCGAGAGCCGCCGCATTATCTGCCGTGCAGGGAATGCTGTACATGAACATATTGTTCTGGGCATCGTTCCATGTCGCGGATTCCTCGATCTCGTCCGTCGTCAGCGTGGCAAGGAACGTGAACGAGCCGAAGTTGTTGTCAGCACCGGCGGACTCGCTGAGGACTTCTGTCACGGTCTGTTCATCGGCGCCATCGGAGAAAATCGCCGTCGCCGAGAGCCAACCCAGCTGCCCCGCGATATCGGAACCGCCGCCAGAGGTGACGGCCACAGCCGCCGCGCCAGTATCGCCGCCGGTCAGGTTGAACGAGCCGCGAGTTGCGTCATATTCGACGACTGCGGAGGCATAGTTGCTGTCCTGATCACCGCCCGTCATGGCCGTGCTGCTGGCCGATTGTGACGTGTCGACGGTGTACGTACCCGTGCCGCCGGTGCCGGTTCCGAGCGCGGTAATCATCGTGCCGGGGGTGACACCGGAGCCAACAACTTCCATGCCGACCTCGATCGTGCCGCTGGATACCGCAGTCACTGTCAGCGTCGTCGTGGAAATCGAACCCGTGAAGTAAACGGGGAAACCGCGAGTGCGGATTTTCGCCTGAATAATCGCAGCGACGGCCGCAAGGGATGCCGCAGCGGAAAAATCCATGCCGGAAATTGTGTCCGTGACATCGCCCAACGTGAGACCGAACGCGCCGGAGGAAATCGCCGTCCACGATGCCAGAGACTGACCGCCCTTGGCGCCGAAAATCTGCGGAGCGGTATCGGTCGACGCCCAGCGTGCAAACTGCATGGCCTTCGCGTTGGTGACGTTCTTGGAAACCCAGCCGAACCAGAACGCGGCACGGTCATATTCCTCTGACGATGAACCGAAGTAATCCAGAACTTCATCCGCGCTTTCAAACTCGACATAGGATCCGGTCGGGATAAGCTCGTTGTCGTCGAAGAATCGGCCCACAAGCCTGCGCTGGCCTACTGCCGCGCCGGCACCGACGCCGGAAGTGATGTCCACATAACGCCGTAACGAGATCGACATATTTTTGCTCCTTACCCTTAAACGGGATAAATTTCTAGTTCGGTTGATTCTATCACAGGAATTTCGTTCGACACAATTTGCTTATGTGTGACGATGAAATCAAGTGACGGTTGATATTCGTGCCTTCCTCGATCGTCGACGAACGGCGTATTCATGACTTGCTCGACTCGGAGTATACCGACATCCTGAGCGTTCAGGGCGGCGATTGTCTGGCTTGAGGTCAAAATATACCGGACCAGATTGAGCAAATCCGATGCCGTCATTTGCGTCGTGTCGCTCGGGTTTTGCGTCGACAGCGCGGAAAACTGGAACCGCGTCTCATATGCCTGTACCTCGGTATGCTGCATGATATCGGTGACATAGGCGTCAGATCGGCCCGGCGAGCCTCTGGGCGTGTCGCCGATTTTATGCAGATACGCCGTCGGTTCCGTATTCGCGCCCTGCTGCGTTGGCTGAAATGCCTGCTGGATAGGCGTTCCGGCAATGCCAGCGACGGCCTCCTGCGCGATAATCGTTGATATAATCAAGCTTATCAGCTCGTTATCACGCATTGACCGTCACCCCGCTCGTGTCCGGCACGATAAACGACGTGTTAGCAGCGCCCAGATTGCCGGAAATCGGCGACAACATGGCAAGCACGCCGCTGTCATCTTCGACAACCGTATACATAAACGTCAGCGTCCTCGTGCCTGAGCCGGACAGATACGCCGCCTGGCGTGAACCTGCGCCGATCGTTATCGGCAAATAAGGCGTTCCGGTCACAATCACGGCGCCGCTGAACGTCAGCTCGAACGTAATCGCCTGCCCCGTCGTATAATCGCCATCCGCAGGCGGCGACACGGTATCCACCCACGGCGCGCTTGGAACGCGCACGGCAAGAACCTGGTCCCATCCGTCCTGCCTGAACCAGTTCGTGACCGATACGCATTGCAGGAACGTGCCTTGGTAAATCATCATGTCGCCGCTGACATCGCGCTCGACGTCAATCACGCCCTTGCTCACGAAAATCATGCAATAATCGCGCTGAAGATCCAGGCCCATGCTTTCGTATAGGTTGCGCGGGATAGGCTGCAGGCTGCCATATGCCGTTACGCCCGGCGCATAGGTGGCGACGGTGTAACCGATGCTGTTCAGCGATCGGCCATTGAACTCATAATATGCCAGCGTCTGCGGCGTGATGACCTTGAGGGCCATATTCAGGAGATTGCTGCCCGGAATTTGCATTTACACTTTTTTCCTGCCTTTATTCCACGGTATATTTCCAATTTTTGCTAAGCGCATTTTTTCTATGCTTTCAGGAGAATGTTTTTTTCCCTTCATGGGAGATACGATTCCGATTCTTGATATAGATAAGTTGCGGCGATGCTCATCTGTTTTTTTCATCCCGGTCATGGTAGCTGATCTCTTTTTCTTGGTAAATTCGGATTGTTTTTTACCAAACATATTGTGACGCTCACCTGAATGTGACTCACTCATCTTTAAGAGAGATTTTTTTGAGTGTTTTTTTCCGAAGAAGTGATTATTCTTCCCTGATTGGGCTTTTATTTGCTTTATTTTCGCATCTTCGGTTTGTTTTCTTCCTCGGTTCAAAAGACTGCTATTTATGGCCGCTTGTTCTCTAAGCCAGCTATACTTTTTACTGTTATAGTGTCTGTTGTTAGACATCATCCATGCAGCATGAATCAAACTTCCACCATGAATTTTTGCCAGTAAAATATGGGCAACAAAGTGATAACGAGCTGGCAACCTTACTATATTATTTTTCTCGTTACTACCTCCTAGGCATCGTGGAACAATATGATGCTTTTCTGAATAACCAGATGGAGGGTTATTCAAGAATTTTTTTACCAGACTCTCATACACCTTCAAATGATTCATGCCGACGACACCGTGACGCTGGATATGGTGTCAAGCATCCTGCCGGTATCCTGCAACGGTTTTGTACGCGGCGACAGCGGGACTTTTTCACCGGCCTTGATCTTGGCGGCGATGATGCCGATCGTCTTGCCAGTCACTTTCTCGCCTTTGTCGCGCATAAATCTTGCGGCAAGCGTGATGTTGGACAGCGGCGGCGAATTGACCTTGGTTATGGTTTCCGCGATATCCTCCTTGGCCTTTTCGCCAAGCAATTCCATAGCGGATTGTGCGTCCATTTTTCCGTCGAGGATGCGGATAGCAAGCTTTCCGGCGAGCGCCTTCCATGCCTCGTTCTGGGCGTCCATCGTCGGGCGCATATAAGGCCGCGGCGGTATCTTGCCGTACCCCATTTCCTGTATCTGCGCGACATAAGCAACGGGGGTGTCGCTGCCGGGATATATGTTTCCCTCGAACCATCCGACGCGCGACTCGAAGCCTTCCAGCTCCTTAAGCCTGAGTTCCAGTTCCCTCGACCAATCCGGATTGCTTTGCGTGACCTGCACCACCTCGTCACCTCGCCAGCGTGTAGTTTGTCGGATAGCCGCCGAAGTAAAAACCGCCGACGCCGACAACGGACAGAAGCGCGATGAGCTGCTGGCCGTACGGGGTCTGGTTCAACCACCACTGCCATTGGTCCACCACAGGCGGGGGCTGCAACTGGACGCTCACCTTGTCGATAGTCGCACCCTGCACGACGCCGCTCGACTGCCCTGATGCGATGAGGGTCATCAGGGCAGCGAGGTGTGCGGTCATCAGGTTGAGTGCAAGTGTCTGCTGTGGGAGGCAGAGGCCAAGACCTTGGGGAGCCTTGTTCGTAACGTAATTCGTCGCCATGTCCCAATACGTTTGAAGCGTTGCATCGGGATAGAGAACGTCAGACGCGAATTGGGCAAACTGAGTCCTGAAAAGGGTAACATTGAACTGGATGGTATAGCCCACCGATGCCCCCTTTCAGGCGTTTACTTTTTCTTTTCGTGTTGCTTCGCCCCGGACAGTCGGCCGCCTTCTTTCGTGTCGCTTTCATCCAAGGGACGGCTTTCATCCTTCTTGTTCATGTCAGCAGCGGCCTTTTCGGGCTTCACTTCGCTTTTCATGATCTTCAGGAAACCGCCCGAAAGGTGGCCTTGGAAATGGACATTGGACTGAAGCAGCTCAAGTTCCTCGTCCGTAACCGACGTCACAATCCCGTGCGGGGTCAGTACACCGTTGGCGAGTGCATGGGGCTGGCTCGCAACCCCAGCACCGCCACGGATGAGAACTGACTTAAGCGTCTGGCGCGCCCCGCTCGGATTATCGGAGAAAAGCGCGTATCTGTTGTCGCAGGCAAGCGTCGATGCGATGAACGGCATGGTTAAATCCCCGAAGCGCGATAGACCGCATAGGGACGTTTCACCATGACGCCGGCCGTCGCGTTGCTGTAGTCTTCCTCGTAGCCTTTCGCGAGCTGCTGGACGCCCAGCGGCTGGAAGGTGGCCGGAACGACTTGGATGAACGTCTTGTTGTCATCCGTCGAGAGACCGTCGTTGACAGCATCGGCGAAGAGGATGAACACGTTCGCGTTCCCGTTCGCGTTGTTCAGCTGGGGAGCCGACACGACGCGCACGTTGGGGTAGAACTGTTTCAGCCAGTCGTAGACTGAGATGCCGAAGTCGGAGGTTTTCGCCAGGTAGTCGACGCAGTTCGTGGAAACCGCGAGCGTGAGA